CTACAGACTCTACGCCACCCTCTGTAGGTAGGTCGCCCATAGGTTCATTTACTACACCAGCTTCTAAAGACGGCGGTGCTTCCATTTCAGGAATGTTAGGTTGAATAAGTGCCATTGTTTTTTTTCCTATTTCAATCAAGCTGCATTTTTTATTGTATCAAATTTTCTAACATATTCGTCTTTCATACTTCCTTCGTAGGAATTTGTATCTCCAGACAGATAAGCCTTACCCCATTGCTCTCCTCTTACAGCGCGTCCGCGAATTGTCCTCATGCCGTCTGCAATGTAAGTGTAGTTATTTTCAGTTTCAAAGTTGTAAATAACTTGTTTCTTTAGATGCCCTTCAGCAGGTTCAACTCGCGTAATTTCTACTAGATTGTTATCAGGTCCAAGAACTGTGTCGCCTACGTTTAGCCATTGTACAATAGCTGCTGTTCCGTCACCTTTAATCATCCATTCAGTTCCAGATACCATCGAATCATTTAGATGCCAAATTTCAGGGTGTACATCTACGAGAAGAGATACAATAGGTCTAGCTTCCAGCGGTGTATTCCAACGTCTTGTCTTTTTAGTTTCAGGATAAGACATAACCATATCACCTATTTTTAAATCTTCGATATTACGATATGTATTGTCAGCCATAAGTATTTGAGTTCCTGCGACCCAACATGCTGATCCAGCGCCGCCATCGTCGCCGCTGCCGCTGCCGCTGCCGCCCGGCCCATCCTCACTCGTATCATCAAAACCTGTGTCGAACGGATCGCCAAAACTATGGCCTAGACCTTCGTTCCCCATACCTGTGAATGATCCTTCACCCGGCTGAATGTCTAATTCTTGTTCATCAAGCAGAGTTCTCTCCGAAATTATTGCGTTCGCGATGTCCTCTTGTATTTGCTGTATAGTTTTAGTTTGTGTATTTACTAGCTTTCCAAACTCAGGCAAAGTTTCTTTAGGGCTTAGGAATGGGTTTGAAAATACATCTTCTGCAAGTAGGTCTAATTCTTCTTGTTTATTTTCCTGATCTTCAACACTCTCTCCAAATAATCCAAAAGTTAAACCATTAAAAAGAGCAGAGAAAAAATTACCAGCAGTAAATCCTTCATAAGGAGAGTTAGCTACGTCTATAGCAGCATTTATACCCGCAACAACAGGGGCTGTTATTAGTCCAGCAGGAGTAAAGAATCCTCCCGCAATGGGAGCGGCTAAAGCAGGATTTGCACCTATTACAAAACCCTCTGCAATATTTTGAGCAAGCGCAGTGGCTAAAGTTTCTGGAACAGGTGTTTTTTCAGCAAATATACCAGCTTTTGTAGCTAAAAGTGTGGCGGCTCTTTCCGCTTGCATCGTTGCCGCCAATGCAAATTTACCTTCTGCTTGTGCCGCTGCAATTTCGGCAGGAGTAGGCATATTTGATTGTTCATTAGAAAACGTTGTCTCTGCCTGAGTTATAGTCTGTGCAGCTTGAGACATTTGTGCGCTGCTGAAATCTCCAAAAGCAGGTTCAGAGTCCTCTTCGCCAAATAAACCTCCGAAAGCATCACCTAAAGAAGTTGTAGATGTAAAAGAATCCTTTCCATCTTCATCAAAACCTCCACCATCTACTTCTTCAAATGTGCGAACAAAATCAGTAGGTGTAGTAGTTTGCTGTAAAGCTTCAACAGGGTCTGTTTCAATCTCTTCAAGTATGTTTGTAAATTTTGGTTCAGTCTGCTCAACATTTGCACTTGTTATTTGCTGTAACGGTCTAGAAAGAAAACCCGGATTTGTTTTCAAAATACTTGCAATTGCTTGCTGTTGTTGTTGAAAAGCTGGAGAATCTTGAACTCTTTGATTTTGTGTTTGTTCTAAAAAACTTTTTAAAATTTTTGATTGTGAAAAAGAAAGAGGCTCTTCATCTTCATCTTCTAAAAAATTTTGTCGTGCTGCATCTACAAAAGAAAGAGAAGGAGTTTTTTTAATTTGTTGTAAAGCAGATTCAGTAGAGGCATCTAATTTATCTTTATCTTCACTAACATCAGAAACTGTAGGAAGAGGAGACTGATTAGTATCTTCAATTAAAGGCTCGCTGCCTAGAGTTGATAGAACACTTTGTCTAACTTCTGGGGGTACAAAAGATTGTTGTCGACGAGGACTACCCCAATAACTTTCAAACTCAGGATGTTCAGGATACGCCCACGGATAATCGTTATAGTCTGAGATATCGTCGTACAGACCAGCCCCTTCTTCGCCTGATGTAGGCACTGTAAAGTAGTCAAATCCTCCGTCAGCACCCGGAAAAGCACCCAATCTGCCCCTTCTAAGATGACCGGGGTCTTGACCTCCATAAGGTAGGTCAGGGTCTAAAAACGTAGTAAAACGTGCAAACTGTGCGTCTGTTTCTTCAGACATCTTTATCTATCTTTCTTAATTAAATTTTGAACAGTTCTGCTGTCTTCACTAGTTGACATTTAATTATTCTTTTTGTTTAGCATCTGATTTAACTGATACCTTCAGGCTCTGAAGTGTTTCCAGTAAAGCCAGCTTGCCCTGCAAGCGGCGCATCTCCAATTCCGATTCCGCCACCACCAACTGCCGTTGCATCATTTGGCCCAACTGTTGTAGGTACTCCTCCAGCGGCTCCCATGCCTCCGGGTTGTTGACCAGCGGAAGAAGCTTCTTCGCCTGTTGTGCGTTCATTTAGTCCTCTCAATACTTCTGCAAAAATAGCAGCATCATTTACATCATTTACAAGAAGATCAGGATCGATATCTTGACTGATAGCTAGTTCACGTACTAGATTAGGAATCTTAATAAACGGTGCAAGCATAGGATTCGCAACAGTCTGTAGAAGTGCAGTCAGACGCTGACTACGTACTTCTTTTTGTATTACTGCGCTTGTACCGCGAGGCTTAATTTCTAGATCACCGTGTATCTCATTCATCTTGTCGTTGAACTGCATGTTCCATTGAAAGAACGCTTCGCCCATCGGCTTGAGAAGAAAGTCATCAATATTTTTAATAACCGTCTTAATACTGAGTCCTGCACTCGACATCAGCATACTGAGACCTGCTGCTGTACGTCCTGTGCCTGTTACACCTGTCTGACCGTGTACGATACTGGGAATACCTGTTTGCTCATCTGCAAGCTGACGAGCCTTGTCGTACATCTGTATATTTTCTCCAGCAGTATTCGGAAACTTAATACCGTTGATTGCTGTACCCGTAACACCAGACTGACGACGAAAGACCTTACCCGGATATACATCATAGGACTGACCGGGAACAAGCTGCGTTTCGTCAATATCAAACACAAGATTTCCTGCTAGAGCCAGATTGTCTATAGCCATACGAACGTGTCCGTTCATAAGAAGCTGGCTATCTTCCATGTTCTCTGCTACGCCTACACCAAAGATTTGGTAGGGATTCAATTCAAAAGGAAATGAGTAAAAGGGAAGGCGTGTAGGCAGAAAGGGATTTGATACAATACGAAGAATTTCGTTTCCGCAAATCCAAGCATTTACTTGAATAGACGGACCCGCATCCGCCGGTATTTCAAGACCAGCATCCTCCGCGCTGTTCGTATCCATGATACCCCAGTACTCCAGCACTTCATAACGAAATCTTTCATTCTGCGTATCTTTTTCGTTATTGTAAAGCGTACTTTCAAAATAACGTTCTTCATAGTTTGGTCCTTCTTCTAGAACGGCTTCGATAGCTTTTTGGTCAAAGAAAGGTCGATTCAGTAGATCGTAAAGCTGTTCACGATTAAAACGATGACGTTGAATTACATATTCGCAATCGTGTGTAGAGGTTGCAGAGGGGTCAGGGTAAAAGTCCCAACAGCTTACAGACTCGATACGAGGCACAGACTTGTCGTATGGAGCGTAAGTTTTTTCATTTGTATCTGCATTAAAAGACCAGTTGTGTACAGTTTTGTTGTAATTAAACGGTCCTTTAATGATGCCTGTACCAAGCAAAGCACATTCAAACAAAGCATGTCGCATTACGGTTACAGCGTTCGTATCTAAAAGCTGATCCTGAATGCATTTCTCTAGAAAACGTGCAGACTCACGGGCAGGAGATATTTGTGGTTCTCCTGCACGGGCTGGACCTTCTTCCAGATTTGCTCCCTCGTATCGATCTGCTAAACCCGCTAAGGGTGTAGCTTCTACAGCACCCGGAAGCAGTTCTCGTCCATCACCCGGAAAACCAATAGGGTCTTCTTGTACAGGTTGAGGTGATGGGTTTTTAGACAGATGAGCAAACTCCACAATACCTTCAGGCACTGGAGTTGACTCGACTGAAATGGGAAACTTATTTTGTGAAAAAAGAATGTCTACGATCTGACCGTAAGCGGCAAGAACTTTTGT